ATTTACTTCCACAGTGACTTATGGTGTTGAATCAGATACTCGATTGTTCTTGGACTTGGGTTACCCGTTATCTGATACATCATATTATGAATTGAATAATGTATCAGTAGTCACTAACAGTCTGACCACTATCTTTATTTCCAAGTCAGCGTATCCTAATTTAGATAAACAAGTTCGAGTAGGCAATACCGTAACAAATACTAGCGATTCCACAACTTGCATAGTCACCGCAGCCGTGTTCACAGCAGATCCTAGTAATTGGGGAGTAGATGTTTCACCCGGATGGGGCGGCGTGACCACAGTAAACTTCACTGGTGCTAGACATACTATCGTCAACAACGGTACAACTGTGAGTGAAGAGTTCCCGAACACATTCACTGGATTGGTACATCCTTATAGTGGCGGCACCTTTGGCACTACATACTGTCTTGTAGATAATCCTAGACTTGCAGAGGCCACAGCCATACCAATCGGGGCTAGAATAACCAGCAACATAGCAGGCTTTGGCACTAGAACTGTGGCAGGAAATCAGTCGGACCTAAACGGTGGTCGAACCATAACATACAATCCTACAGGATTGACCGGCAATACCAGCACTTCACATGTGTTTAACTTCTACTGGTAATTGATGTTTGAACAACGCAGGCTGGCAGTTGACGCAGGGTTGGCAGAACTGATACAACATCAGCGTGGACTGGACTATAGACGCAGATACGGCGCAGGCTGGCAGAGTATAGGGTATACTGGTCAGCCTTTTCCATGGTTTGACGCAACCTATAGGGCAGTAGAAGCAGAAGCGGGTAGTATAGACACTTGGTGGTTTAATGTGAATCTACAGGGCGAGGGCACGGGTTGGCATACGCACAGTCAGTGGGCACGAGTAGGTGTGCTGTATGTACAGGTGCCTGCGGGTCTTATAGAGTTCAAGAAGGGTGGCGCATATTGGACAGAAAGTCCTAAAGCAGGTGATCTGCTAGTTTTTCCTGGTAGTTTAGAGCATAGAGTAAGGCCCAACACTAGCGAGCAGGTTAGAATCAGCGTGGCGTTCAACTTCAAAAAACGGTAAATATATAAAAGAGAGCGGATTATGGCGATTCAAACAGTTAATTTAGGAACCTATGCTAATTCCAACACTGGAGATGATCTACGCACGGCCTTTGAAAAAGTCAATGCAAATTTTGAATTTTTAGATCTTACCAGTGCAGTCACTGCCAACAATCTTGGTACGGGCGCACGAGTTTTTAAAGAAAAAATTGGTGATAATTTACAGTTGAGATCTGTAGTGGCTGGTACCGGTATCACTGTGGTAGAAAATACTGATAATATCACAGTGACTAGTATTATCGACATCACTAGAGATACAGCACCCCAACTAGGCGGAAATCTAGTACTGGGAGGATTTGATGTTACAGGAACAGGTAATGTCAACATAACTGGTTCTATGACCAGCACTGGTGATGTTGCTGTTAACGGCGGTGATCTAACAACCACTGCTACCACTTTTAATTTAGTCAATACCACTGCTACCACTGTGAATCTTGCAGCAGCAGCGAACTTTTTAAACATTGGTAAAACAACAGGGCTTACCACGGTGGCTGGAGAATTACAAGTCAATGACGACATTGTGATTACCAACAACGGCAGATTGAAAACTACCAACACCAGTGCCTATGTTTTTAACGAAACTGCAAATTATGTGTTTATTGGTCAAAGTGCTGTTAGAGTAGATCTGGGCAGTGTAAGTGGCATAGTAGGGCTAGGGCACAACGGAGAAGTTGCCAACGACTTCACAGTGTCAGGCACTATATACGGAAACTTTGATGCAACACAGGGCACTGTTGATTTGTTAACAGTGGTCAATACCTTGTATGCCAATGATATAAGTCTTTCTGGAAATTTAAGTGGAAACTTAGTTGGTAATGTAACTGGTAATACAGTAGGTACTCATACAGGTGCTGTGATAGGTAATGTAACTGGTAATGTAACTGGTAACGCCGGATCAGTTACCAATGGCGTTTATACAACGTCAAGTATTAATGCACTGGTGGATGTTGATACTGCAACTAGTCTTCCTACAAGTGGACAAGCATTAGTATGGAACGGAACTAATTGGGTTCCAGGATCAGTAGCAGCAGGTGGCGGTGGCAATTTAGATTTTGGTACATTTGCTAGCCCGGTGGGGTTTACATTAGATCTAGGATCTTTTTAATATTTAGGATACAAAAATGGCTTTACAATTACGACGAGGAACTTCAGGAACACGAACTAGTATAGTGCCAGTTGCTGGAGAATTAATCTATACTACAGATAATAAGTTAGTCTATGTCGGAGACGGGACCACCGCAGGAGGAACGTTAGTTTCTGGTGGCGGATTAAACGATATTGTCAACGATACCACACCTCAATTGGGAGGAAATTTAGATGTCAACGGATTTGCCATTACCAGTGCTGGCAATGCCAGCGTTGCTATCAATCCTGGTGGCACTGGTGATATATTGTTACAAGGATTGTTAACAATTAACGATGCTGGCAATATACAAAAAACCGGTGAATTAAATATTACCTCGAATACCCGAGTAGCCATAGGACGAAATAGCGATTTAATTGACGGTAATCTATATATTACTAGAAACAGTTATAGTAACACGTTTGCACAAGGTTTTACATTTGCACAACATCATAACACTTCTGATGCAGTCAATTTTAATTTTGTAAGATCGAGAGGCACTGGTACAGCATCAACTGCTGTGCAAAATGGAGACGGATTGGCCGATATTGGATTCTTGGCACACAATGGCACCACGTATGTAGGGGGTGCGGCCTTTTCGATTCTTGTTGATGGGGCCCCGGCTGGTGGACAGGTACCTACAAAGATTTCATTAGCAACAAACAACGGAACCTCGCTGGCCGTTCGTGCAGAATTAGCATCAGGAGGTACTTGGAGAGTAAACACGATCACAGCATTAACAACTAATCAAAATTTAGCAATTCCTGCTAATGGCACTGGTAGTGTTGGTATAGATGGCACACTGTTCAAAGCCAGCACCATGACTATGCCGCCACTAGATACTCAGCCCACTGGAGTAGCAGGCAAGATAGCAGTGTGTGACGGTACCTCATGGAACGGTGGCGGAGATGGTCTTCAACATCTTATGATTTATATCAACAATGTATGGACCGTGGTAGTTTAAGGAATTTCGATGCCTTTAGAAATATGGACCGAACAAAGTAATTACAGTTTTGGCACTATTGCCGAGCGCACTGCGTTGGATTTTCAATTGCCAGTGTCTTATCAAAATAATTTTGAAGACAGTACAGGTCTAACGTTTTCTGTAATTTCAGGTCAGTTGCCGCCGGGACTGCGTATTGATGCAGATCGTATCAAGGGTACACCGTTCGAAGTCCCTAGAGAAACAGAATTTAAATTTTGTATTCGAGCAACCCTAGGTACTGCCTTTGCCGACCGCACTTATAAAATGATTATTACAGGTGCAGATGAACCAGAATGGCAAACCAACGAAGGTCTATTACCAGTTGGATCCAACAATGCTTTTTTCATCATAGACAACAGTTTTGTAGATTTTCAGTTGCAGGCCACTGACTTTGACACTGCGGCGAATCAAACGCTGACTTATTTTATTTCCAGCGGTGACGGTTCATTACCACCCGGATTGATACTGACTAGATCAGGTCGTATCACAGGGTTTATACAGCCGCTGTTGGTAATCGAAGTTGATGACGGTGACGGATCCTATAGCAACAGTTTGTATGATGCAGTAGCGTACGATTTTGGTCAACGATCAACCAATGGATACGATAGTTTTGTTTATGACAGCGTATTTTATGATTACAGCACTGGCGCGGCCTTGCCGAAAAAACTCAACAGAAACTATGAATTTATTGTCAGTGTAACAGACGGAGACACTGTGGCACAACGTAAATTTAGAATATTTGTTGTAGGTGATGACTTTTTAAGAGCAGACAACGCTATAATGCAATCAGGCACAGGAGTGTTTACTGCAGATGTAACATTTGCCAGAACACCAATCTGGACCACTGCTAGTTACCTCGGCCTGAGACGTGCTAATAATTATCAAACTTATATTTTAGAAACATACGATGATATTCCAGGATTGCCTCAAGCAATATATGCACTGGAAGCAGTAAATCCAGAAATTGTCAGTAGATCTATCAAAGTTGCTGTAGATGAAAATATCGGAGGTGCTGCATATATTCGTGTGCAAAACACATCTGCAATTCCCGAGACCGGCATGAAATTTAGACTCAGTGACACATTGCTCAATGCAACCAGTCAAGTTTACAGCATCATTGGTGTTGTGGCTGTGAATTCTACAACCTATAGACTGCAAATTAGTCCTGCGTTGGCGGTATCAGTGCCCAATAATACACAAGTATTGATCGGGTCTGAAAGTATTTTGCCTCCTGGCATGACCTTCGATGCTACCACTGCAGAAATTTTTGGAAACGTTCCTTATCAGCCGGCTATCACTGTTGGTTATAAATTCAGTGTGAGGGCCACTAGGTTTTTTACCAACAACGAAAGTGCATTTGCTTCAAGAATATTCACTGTAAATATTCTAGGAGAAGTAGACAGCACAATTAAATTCCTCACTGCTGCCGATCTTGGCAACATAAATGCCAACATCATATCTACCTTGGCAGTGGAGGCCAGCACTACTGTGCCCAATGCCATTGTGATTTATCAGTTAATCAGCGGACAATTACCTCCTGGATTGACTTTAAGTCTTAATGGTCAGATCACTGGCAAGGTAAATCAATTTGGCACTGCTGGTGCTGCTGGCATTATTACATTTGACGGCGGCGATTTTATCATTGATGCCAACACTACCACACTGGATCGCAATTACCAGTTTACTGTACGTGCTAGAGATCAATTCTTGTACAGTCAAATAGATCAAACATTCTCATTAGCAATTCGCACTCCTAATGACAAACTGTACAGCAACATCAGTGTAAGACCATTTTTAAAACCTACTGAACGAACTGTATTTGCAGACTTTATTAATGACACTAATATTTTCAATCCAAATTTAATTTATAGATTAGGCGACAGTAATTTTGGTATACAAAGAGATCTCAAAATGATTATCTATGGCGGAATCGAAACAGTCGATGCTGCACGTTATGTAGAAGCCATGGGTAGAAATCACAAGAAAAAACGTTTTAGATTCGGCGCTGTACAAACAGCACAGGCCAAGATAGTAGGAACCAATACGGTAGTCTATGAAGTCGTATATGTAGAGATGATAGATCCGTTGGAAAACAGCAACGGCAGTGCTGCGTTAACGGTGAATATGGCCGACGATCCTTTGCCAATCTATATAGATTCTAGACCAGTTACTTGGAGCAGGGATGTAAATGTATTGAACGAAGATGCCCCATGGGCATTTAGACCCAATCAAATTGTTACCACTGATAGTGAGCACTACTTTGCAGGTGGGCAGCAAACTAGATTCCCAGCCAGTGTGACAAACTGGCAATTTAGAATAAAACAACTAGGTGAAACTGAACGCGAGTATTTGCCACTGTATATGCGCAGTATACAGAGTAATCAGAAAAGAGAGTTGGGATTTGTCAAAT